GCCACTGGCCCATTTGTTTGGTGTGGATTTAGGCCAGCTTTCGTGATGGGAAAGAATGCTGATGCTTCAGAGGATTGGTGGATTTTTGATACAGCCCGAAATACCTATAACGTAGCTAATTCTCGTTTGCAGCCTAATCTTAATTCTGCCGAAGATACACAAGCCTGGCTCGATATTAATTCTAATGGCTTCAAAGTTAGAGATAATGGTGGTGCAGTTAATCAAGATGGTAGTGCTATTGTATTTGCAGCATTTGCAGAAAACCCATTTGGCGGCGATGGTGTCGCACCAGCAACAGCGAGGTAGTGATGTTTAGAACAAGTGATGGTCAGGTTATCAGTGCTGGGCGCTCATGGTCTCAGGATGGCGTAACTCACCCGAGGAATTGGCACATTTGGACTGTGGAATACAAAGCATCTCTAGGCATTACCGAGATCGTAGAAGAACCGCACCCTGACTCTAGGTTTTACAAGTGGTCGCAGAATGAAGACGGCAGTTATAACCAGAGAGAGAAAAGTCTTATAGATACGACAGATGATGGAGGCAGAGTCATAGACGGGCTGAAAACCATCTGGATCGACAAGACTAAAACGACGGCGAATAAGTTGCTTGCTCCAACTGACTGGCAAGTAATCGCCAAGGCAGAGCGGGATCGTGCCATTGACAGCGGTGTTGCTACATATCGTGCTGCGGTAATAAGTGCCTGTACGACAATCGAGGCAGCGATTACAGGTGCAGCAAACATGGCTGCTTTCAAAGTTCTGTTTGATATTCCAGTAGACGGAGATGGAAGGCCCACGGGAAAAGCTCCAATACGTGATTGGTCTGAAGGTTTGTAACCATGTTGAAGAATATATTGGCCGGGGTCGCTTTTGCGGCCCTTTTTTATGCCACTCCTGCCCATTCCGAGTTAGAGGAGGTGCCTCGTGAGGAGGCTATTACGCATCCATGCGGTGGAGTTGGACTGGAGTTACGCAGCATCACGCAATACTTTCAGCATCGATGGCAGGCACGCCATATGGATCTAAATGACAGCGCAGTAAAAGCGTGGGTCGCACATCATAAGGCAGAAGATAAGGATATTACGCTGGTTCGTGTTTTTCAGTCAGATATGCAGCCAGAGATGGCATTGGTGTCGGCAACAAGATTCGTCAATTATCTGGATGGTAAGCCTCTGGTTGATTTAATGTGTCTGGTCAAGATGGACGGTAGATTATCTCTGGAGTATACCACAGAGGAACTACAATCCATTTTGGAAGGCAATGGATCGGATATCTAATGCCGCTCTCAAAATTACAATTTAAACCGGGTTTGAATACAGAGGTTACTTCGTACAGCAATGCAAGCGGCTGGAGGGATTGTGACAAAATCAGGTTTCGGTTTGGGTTTCCAGAAAAGCTGGGGGGCTGGTTAAAGTATAGCACCAGCACAATGATCGGCACACCAAGATCGTTGCACGCTTGGAGAGCGTTAGATGCTTCTGAGTATATGGGGATAGGGGCTGAAGCGAAGTTCTATATTGAAGAAGGTCTTGGGTTTAATGATGTCACGCCTTTGAGGGATACAACGACTGGAGAAGTCACCTTCGCTGCTGTGAATGGGTCAGCGACAATAACGGGTACAGACAATGATCACGGTGCTATCGTAGGAGATTATGTTACGTTCAGCAGTGCGGCTTCGTTGGGAGGAAATATAACGGCTGCTGTTTTGAATCAGGAATACAAGCTACTTACGGTCCCGTCTGCGAATACATACACATTTACTGCAACAGCAACGGCGAATAGCTCTGATTCTGGGAATGGTGGGGGGAGTACCGTTGCCGCCTATCAGATCAATGTTGGAATTACGACGGTTGTTGGAGGCACCGGGTTCGGAGCAGGAACATTTGGTCGAGGGACATACGGATCGGCTGCTACTACTGTGGCTGGGGGTGGCTCTCTCAGGCTGTGGCGGCAGGATAATTTCGGTGAAGATTTGGTGTTCAATATTTATGATGGGGCGATTTATTATTGGGATAAGAGTGTACAGGCCGCAACCTTTGGCAGAGCCGTTACTTTGGCTTCCCTTGATTCAAGTGCGCCTACCATAGCCCGTCAGATGCTGATTTCTGATCGTGATCGTCATGTGATCGCTGTGGGGTGTAATGCTCTGGGAAGCTCTGTTCAGGACAAATTGTTAATCAGGTGGTCTGATCAGGAGAGCGCAACGGACTGGACTCCTACGGCAGCAAATACTTCTGGAGATCTTTTGATTGGCAATGGATCGCAGATAGTGCAGGCCGTAGAGACGCGCCGCGAGATTATTCTTATTACGGATATGGGCGTTCATTCTCTGCAATTCATTGGCCCCCCGTTTACTTTCGGGATCAATCAGATAGCGAATGGCACCACTATTCGAGGACCGAATGCGGCTGTTGCGGTTGGGGATGGTGTATTCTGGATGGGGCGTGACAGGTTTTATACATATGATGGACAGGTAAAGCCCCTCCCATGTCCTGTACTGGATACGGTGTTTCAGTCATTCAACAACGAACAAGGGGATAAGGTTTTTGCTGGGTCTAATAGTAGCTTCGGAGAAGTGATCTGGTTTTATCCCAGTGCTTCAAGCACAGAGAACGATAGATATGTTATCTATAATTATTCAGAGAATGTCTGGTACTTCGGGACTATTGAACGCACGGCTTGGCTGGACCGTGGGTTAAAACAGTACCCAATAGGAACCAACACTTCCACTTATTTATACAACCATGAGTTTGGGGTGGATGATGATGAAGACGCGATGACCTCCTACATCGAAAGCAGCCCCACGGGTGTAGATGATGGTGACCAATTCCTTTCGCTGCGCCGTCTTATCCCAGATATTGATTTTTCCAAGTCGGATGATTCCGCCTCGAAAGAGGCAGTCTTCACGATTAAATCACAGAGATTCCCCGGCTCAGGATTCGTTGGGACATCTACTTCTACGGTCACCAGTACAACTGATCAGAGTAACATCAGGGCCAGAGGCAGGTCGTTTGGATTAAGGGTGGAGACAACTGGTCTTGGTGTGTCGTGGAGACTTGGGTCTCCTCGTGTTGAGATACGGAAGGATGGGATGAGATGACAGTCAGTCGCTCTCTAGTCCCTCCGCAATTTAGTGTGCCGCCAGATAGTTATAGCCAGTCTTATTTCGCAGATACATTGAGGGCGCTCTCTCTGTTTGTGTTTCAAACCATACAGCCGGGTGTAGGTCGTGCGACAAGGTTAACGCTTACTGCGCTGCCACATAATGATGTTGGTCTTGAGGTAGGGGCATTGTTTCAGCATGACGGCTTCGTAAAGATAAGTCGCGTTGCCTACCCAAATCCAGCAGGCGGTGAAGGCACTGGCGCTGTTGGCTCGGTAACTGTTACTACATCATAGGAATTATCGCTGATGCCTAGATATCCTATTCTTACTTATGATAAGGCAAAAGGCGGGATAGCTGGCTGGATGCAGGGACTTAAGTTACCTTATCACCTCCGAGACGAACCGTTTCAGCCAAACCTTTTCTGGCCCGGATTGAGCTGGAAAACCGGATGGAATCGAGCCGAAAAAATGAAGAACTGGGAGGAATTTCGAGAGAAATCTCCCGGCGAGCGGAAATGGTCGGAGTCTATCATGCCGAGAGAGACCAAGAAGATGCGGGGAGAGCAGCTTCAAAGAGAAGAACTGGAAGATCGACGGCGGCGTGCCAAGGAACATGATGAAGGTTGGGATGAGCATAGAAGGACACATTGGAGCCAAGCCCCCTACCGATGGTGGCAGCGTTGGAAGATGGCAAACCGTGGCAGCGAAGGCCCCGGTATGGATTTCCCGACAAGTAAAAGGACACAAGCACAGGCACCGATGACGCTGGCACAGAGTGGGATAGCTGGACTCCCCATTGTTAGAGCGCAAAGCCTTGGTGCTTATGGTCAATATGCTGGTGGCATAGGAGTAACCGGGGCTACTGGTGGTCCTGTTGGTTATACTTCTGGTTTTGGAGGCGGCGGCGGCGGTCCTATGGGTGGCCCCGCTGCGGTAGCCGAGGCAGAGGCCGATTTTGCACCTCCACCCCCAGCACCTGTACCACCTGAACCACCCTCTCCGCTTCCAGAAACCCTGTATGGTGATAGAACATTTACGAAAGGGCCGCCCATAGGGCCGTTTGGGAAGAGACTTGCTGAAGGACTGTTAAATTTCTCGGAGAGTTATGGGGAAAATGTTGGGTTAAAAGCTGGAATAGTTGGGAATTTGCTGGGTGAACTTGGTCCCAAAACGTATGGAGAGGCGCTGCTTAATACCGAGGGTTACTACGGCGCAGGCCAGCCGGGAGGTCAGCTAATTGACACAAGATATCGAGACTACCCTCAAGGCAACTTCCCAGAAAATGAAGAAGATGGGGTAGAGACTAACCCAGAGGAGAGTCTAATGCCAATTGTTACAGCGCAACACGGTCTTCCGACTATCAGAGCGCAAGGTGGATTGGGGCTGGGGAGCATTCTTTTTCAATTGAGTCCTGAATTTAGAGAACTGTTTGAAAGCCAAAGGGGCAGTGGGGAAACATTCGATCCAACTCAGCCAACCTTAGTGAACAGGGGGTTCGTTGCTCCGCCTTCCGATTACCAGCATGGCATTATGGATCAATGGAACTACTACCCTGAATCTGGACAGGGAACTATCGCGGAGATACCCAGAGTAGACCCCGCTACTGGAGCCGGGGTGGCAACATCTCCTGCGGATGCTGGCCTGTTAGCCTCTGCGGGGATTCCTAATTTAGCGGCAAAGCATGGATACAATCCTAGTCTACCTACTGTTAGGATGCAGGGATCTCTCTGGACAGGAAGTGGTTATCCGGGGTCTCAACCACCTCCCTCTGGAATGACATGGGTGCCGGGAATGGGAGCAATGGGTGGGCCAAAACTTATGACAATAGAAGAAG